ATGGCCAAAGAAGAATTGATTGAGATGCAGGGTAGCGTGACCGAAGTCCTGCCAGATTCACGCTTTCGCGTGACGCTGGACAACGGGCACCAGCTCATTGCCTACACCGGCGGCAAGATGCGCAAGCACCACATCCGCATTCTTGCGGGCGACAAGGTGTCGCTCGAGATGTCGCCCTATGACCTGACCAAGGGGCGCATCACCTTCCGTCACCTGGCAGGCCGGGGCCCGGGCCCTGGTGCCGGCACGCCGCCGGGCAAGAAGCGCTGAGCGCGACAAATATCACTCCCGTTTAGCCGAGCAGCATGGTTTGACGGGTTAGAATGCGAGCTGTCGGAGCGTAGCGCAGCCTGGTAGCGCATCTGCTTTGGGAGCAGAGGGTCGCGAGTTCGAATCCCGCCGCTCCGACCAATGAAATCAAGGCCTTGCATCAATTTGGTGCAAGGCCTTTTGTCTAACCAGACGGCACCTGTCTAACGGCTAGCGCGTCGCGCGCGTTGTGATGGCCTTCTTGTGGCGCACGTAATCCGCCGTCTGTGCCTGTGTCGAGTGGGCCCCCATCCGCTGAGCGTCGATGATCCCGCGCTTCGAATCGACGTCCGTCAAAGCCTTTGCCCGCAGATCTCGGAACTGGGTGTCCGGAATGCCGGCGCGCTTGATTCCTCGTTTCCAGGCCGTCACCGCCCCTGAATAGGTGTACCGTTGGCCGTCCTGCTTGCAGAACACGTAGCGCATGTTGGAACGGGGAAAGGCCTTGAGTCGGGCGACCAGTTTCTCCAGTCGAGGCGTCCAGCCAATCAGCACTGCGACCCCGGTGGAGGCCAGCGTCTTGCCGGGTTGGAACCTGATGCCCTCCTTGCCGATTTCTGACCATTCCATTGAGAGCAGATCGCTGGCGCGCTGGCCCGTCAGGTAGGCCATTTCCACCAGGCAGCAGATCATGGGCCCCGATGGCGTGCGCTTGCCGTCCTTCCCATAGCAGATCCCGACTTTGATCCTGCGCAGTTCCGAGTCTGTGATGTAGCGGCGCCGAGCCTTGATCGACATGGTGCGCAGGCTGTCCACTGGGTTCGTGCCAGGCTCACGAAAGCCACGCTCCTCGGCGTAGCGCAGCAACTCGCGCAGCATCGCCCGGTAGGCGTTGTGCGTGCGCGGCTTGTCGCGGAAATCCTTCAGGAACTCCACGATGTGCGGCGCGCGCACCTGGGGAGCCCTGAATTCCGCGAACGCCTGTGAGATCGTGCGCGTTTGGTAGGCGTCGTTGGCTTGCGTCTTCTTGCTGTGCGTGCTGCCGACATCCCGCAGCCAGTCACCGATCAGCCCTGGCATGGAGTCGTCCAGTACGTCGCGCGCCTCGATGTCGGCCAAGGCCCGATACATTGCGGGCAGCCCTTCGCGAATGGAGCACAGGCGCGTCCAGATTCGCTTGGGCCCATTCGCAGCGACGTGCCAATAGGCGCCGTTCTTGGCGTACACCCGCTTGGGCAAATCGCTTCGCTTGCTCATACCGCCTTCAGCTTTCTCAGCATGGGTTCACGGGCACGGTGGTCATTGGCCGCATGGCCGGCGGCGCAAATGGCATCGTAGTGCGCACGCTCCAGAATCACGTCGCCGGTTGTCTTTGAGCGGCGGGCGCGGTAGAAGCCCTGGCGATGCAGTTCTGGAATCTGCTCGCTGGCGCGCTTGTAGCCAGTAATCTGCTCGACTTCGTTGTCGGTGAGGATGATGCTCATGGCGTTGCACTCCGGTGCCTGTGCCCGCATGGCGTGGCCTGCATCGAAAGCCTGCACCAGCGATGGGTAATGCCCGCGCGCGGCGAAGTAGTCCGCGACATACCGCGCGCCGGTAACCTGAGGCGGATGCTCGCCCACCGGCTCCGCAATCTGGTGCAGGCACTGGCGCGAGCGCAGGGGCTCTACGCCACCCGCGCCGATGGCGGACTCCCACTGCTCCAGGGCATCAGCGACGGCGTGGTGCTCGTCATAGGCAGCCTTTGCCTCAGGCTCGCCTGTCCAGTCATGTCCGGTTGCCGCGAGCGTGTGGCCGCTCTTGAGTTCTTCGGCGGTCTCGCGCAACAAGCGCACGGCGTGGGCGATAGGGTCTTGGATCGGTGTGCTCATTGCATGCTCCATCGAACGCAGGCCGCCGCCACGCAGCGGCCAGAGGTGTGGCCGTCGGCCGTCACCGTGAAGTTGAGGCGGCTGCCGCACTTGGGGCAGTTCATGTGGGCTGACACTGGAGAGCTGGGCCGGTAGGTCGGAGGCTTGCAGTGCGTGTTGCGCACTGAGGCGATGGCCCTTGCTGTGGGGCCGGCGAGGGCGGAGAAGGCGGCGGTGGTCATACTCTGTCCTCAGAAGGAGGTGAGATGGACGAAAGTAGTGAAAAAAGCCCGCCCGGAGACTCAACGCAATCCGGCAGTTTGTTCAAATTCTTTTTCCGCAACGTCCCTGCTGCGGTGGCCGAAGGAAGACTTCCGGCGGAGTTCAAAAGCCTTGATGAAGTGGCGAAGTGGGTGCGCAGCCATGGAGAAGAGGGTGAGCCGGCGCTTCGCTTGTGGCTGACTCGGCCCGAAGCTGACGACATGTCTCGGCGATTTGCCAATGTGTGGTTAGCAAAGGAGGAAGCTCGCCGCGTTGACGAGCGAGCAGAGAAGGGCCTGACGGCCGCCAGGGACGCTGCGGATGCAGCCCGCTTATCAGCCAAGTGGACGATGATCGCAGCGCTGGCAGCTGCTGGAGGAACAATTGCAACCGGCGCCGGTACGATTTGGAGCATCATGTCCCCGCCCCCTGCACCGCAAGTGCTACTGCTACCTGCCGAACCCAGATCGGCTGAGACGAAAGCAGGAATGTCTCTCCTGACCAGGCCAGAAGCAGCGTCGTCCCCATCACCTCTGCAATCGCCGTCGCAGCCGCTGCAGGAACAGCGTTCCCGATCCGCTCTCGCCACGCCTGATCGCTCAAGCCGTCCAGCTCCAGCAGGTCCTCAGGGTCCACCAGCGACTGCAGCGCCGCGAGTTCCAGGGTCGTGAAGGGACGGTGCCATGTACCGTCCTCGGCGGTGATGCGGCACACCAGCTTGTCACTTGCCGAAGGCATGCGCGGATCCGCAACGCTCCAGCGGCCGTTGTCGTGCCCGGCCGCCGCGCTCACGGCGCCCGAAGGGCCAGTCCATGGCACCACGCCGTAGTGGCCGGCTGTGAGATAGCTGTCGCCCTGGCCGCGCTGAATGCCGCTGCGGGGATCGGCCACGGCGAAGGCGCCGTTGGCGTTGCCACCGATCACGGTGCGCGCTGTCTCGTCCCAGCCGGTGATCGGGTACTTGCCGTGCAGCAGGTCTGGGTCAGGCCCGCCGCGCGGATCGGCAACGCCTTGGCCACCAGCGCTGGGTCCGGTGCCGCCGGTGACGGTGCCCGCGGTCTGGTCCATGCGCACGATGCGGAAGCAGTTGTTGTGCTTCACCGGCGTGCGAGGGTCGGCCACGCTGTAGGCACCCTGGCCAGGGCCTTGCTGGCCGGCCACCGTGCCCGTGCTGGCATCCCAGCGGCGCACGCCGTAGGCTTGGCCATCGGACCACAGGGCCGACTGCTCGAATCGTGGATCTGCCACGGCGAAATTGCCGCAGCTGGGCCGGCCCTTGCCGGTCACGGTGGAGCTGGGCCGCGTCCAGCTCTGCACGCCCAGCATGCCGCCATGCATCTCGGGCACGATCAGGTAGTCGCGCAGTTGCCCATCCTCGACCGCCAGGCGGTTGAGCGAGCGCCAGTCGCTCCCTGCCTCGACGAACGCCAGGCGAACCCAGGTTTTCCACTGCAGTGCGGGGACGCGGTGCATGGGCCCGCCGCGCACGTCACCGGGCATCAGCATGCGGCCCAGTACGTCGCCCACGGCACGCAGCGGGCGGCTGTGAGGTTCGTAGAGGAAGGGCGGAACCTTCTCAATGTGGCGGCCCACGAGCAGGAAGCGCTTGCGGCTCTGGGCCAGGCCGCCGAGCTCGCCGCAGTCGTGCGTGGTTTCGGCCACGGCGTAGCCATAGGCGCGCAGCAGGTCGACGATCTGGTCCAGCAGGTGCCGGCCGCGCGTCGCGATACGGGGCACGTTCTCGAAAATCACCAGCTCCGGCGGCTCATCGCGCCAGGCTTCCAACATCAGCCAGACGCCGCGCAGCGTGAGGCGGTTCAAGGCCTGGTACTTGTCGGTCTTGCTCTTGCCCTCGGACAGCAGGCCGGAGAAGCCCTTGCAGGGCGCCGACAGGAACACGATATGCGGCCGTTCGCCGCCGGCGGCACGGTGGATGTCGGCGGTGCCGGCCTCGCGCCAGTCTGCCGGGGGCTCTGCGCCGTGGAAATCACGGTATTGGTCGCGGTCGAAAAGGTCCAGCACAGTGCCGGGCACGCCGGCCAGGCGGCCGAAGTCGCGAATGCTGGCGGCGTCCACGTCAATGCCACCGATGCAGCGGAACTGCGCGACCATGTTGCCGACGCGCGGCCGGGCCTGGTTGAATCCCTTGGCGCCGCCCCCGAGGCCGCAAAAGAGGTGGAAGTGGCGAACTTCTGCTGTGCTCATGCCGCCCCCATTGCCGACTGGGCGGGTGTGCCCTTGATAGCGAAGTACACCTCCATGCACCCCTGCACGTCCGCCATAGCGCTGTGCGCGTTCTGCAGCTCCTTGCCGGTGAAGTGCTTGTAGGCCTCGCCCAGGTTGGCGCTCTTGTGGTGGAAGCGCTTGGCTGCCTTCATCTTCTCGGTGGGTGGAAGTTTCAGGATCGGGGTGGAGAGCAGCTGCGTGCACTCGGCGCGGCTGGCCTTCCAGTCGTCAGAGGGCGGGATGGCCAGGTTCGTGTCGCGCGGATCGACGTGGCGCTTCAAGGCGATGCGCAGAATGCGGGCATCGAAGCTCTCGTTGTGCGCGATGCGCGTGCGGCCGCCCCACAAGCTCATGAACATGTCCACGGCCTGGGCCTCGGGGACGCCCACGTCCCAGGCGTGTTCGGTGGTGATGCCGTGGATGGCTGCGACCTGGTCGGGAATGGTCCAGCCGTCGGGGCGCACGATCACGTCCATGCTGGCGATGGTCTGGCGCGTGTCCAGGTCAACCAGGCAAGCGGCGAGCTGCACGATGTGCGGCTGAGCGGGATGCTCGGAGGGCTCGCTGAAAAGTGGCAGGCCAGACGTCTCCGAATCGTAGAAGAGGGCGATGTTCATAGGTGCTTTCTGTGAATGGGTGGACTACTTGCGGAGCGCGCGGGCTACCTTCACTTCTCGTGATTGAGCGCAATCTCGATACCGGCCAGGCCGGGGTGTTGTCACTGCTTCCGGGCTGGGAACTAGCCAGCCAGATCCAGTCATGCGCGCGCTCCGCTTTCGTCCGAAACGGTTTCAGGCTGTGGCCTTGGCCTGCACACCCTCGATGTGGCGCACCAGGGCGGCCAGCATGTGAGGGAACTGGGTCTCGTGATAGACGCCGTGGGCGCCGACCTTGGCGGCGGGCTCGAAGCCCAGCGAGCGCAGGAAGTCGGCAGACAGCTGGAAGCCCAGGCGCTCGGCGATGACGCCCAGCTTCAGGGTTGCGGGCGTGGCTGGCGAAGGTGCGGCGCGCTGCGGAGCCAGTGCAGGCGCAGCTGCAGCGGTGCGCTGAGCGGTGTTGATGGCCTGGGCAGCGTCGATCTGCGACACGGCCACCGCGCGGCGCTCTGCGGCGAGGGCGCCCAGGTCGGCCGCCACGGGCTCGCCGATCTGGCCCTCCCGGGCGGCCTGTGCGATGGCCTCTTGGGCTGCATGCTCTTCGGCGATCAGCCTCTCGCGCGCTTCGCGGTCGGCCCGCTCTTGCTCTTCACGGCGGATGCGCTCGCGCTCGGCTTCGAGGCGCTGCGCTTCTGCCTGCTTGTGGTTGCCGATGCGCAGCGCGGCCAGGGCCTGGAAGTCTTCGGCGGCCTTGGTGCCTACGGTGGCGAAGTCCGGGAACAGCGTCAACCAGCTTCCGTCTTCGTGCTCCAGGTGATCGCGGTTCTCCTTCAGGCGTGCGGCCAGGGCATCCGCTGCTGTGATCTGGCGGGCCAGCTCGGCATTCACCTTGTCGGCCATGCTGTCCAGCGACTTCAAGCCCTTGATGACCGGCGCGAACACGCCGGACTGGCGTGGGATGTAGTTCGCGCCCATGGCATCGTTCAGCCCGTTGATGTGCTCGTCCAGCTTCTGCTGGGCGTCAGTGACGATCTGCTGGCGGCGCGCATCCTTCTCGCTCTTGACCAGCTTTTCCAGCTTGAGGCGCACTTGGCGGGCCTGCTCGTGGATGTCGTCAATGGTACGGAACAGGCGCTCGATGCTCTCGGTCTGCGACAGTGCATGCTGCTTGGCCGCGTGCAGGCTGCTCTCGACGTTGCCGCACCACTTGATGGTCTTCTCGGCATCGGCAAAGTCCTGGTCCGTCACCAGTTTGGTATTGATGCTGCCGATGGTGCGCAAGGCCACGGCCTTGAAGGACTCCAGATTGGACGCCGTGACCATGCCCTGCACGTCGATGCGCAGCGCAGGCAGCAGGTCGGGGGCCTGGCCGACAACCTCGGGCGCGGACTCGGCGGCCGGGTCATAGGCTGCCACGTCCTGTTCGATCAGCTCCCAGGCCGCCACGATCTCGGCGCGCAGCTGCAGATTGGGGTAGTACCAGCAGTGGCGCTCTTCGATCAGATTGCCCTGGGCATCCCACTCGCTGGCCATGAACAGGACTTTCTCGATGGTGGGGCACACCATGCACTGTTGCTCCATCTGCACTTGGTAGCACAAGGGAAGGTCAGCGCCCGTGCAGTCTTCGTGCATGGCTTCGCGCAGCGCGGCATTCAGGCGTTTGTGCTCGAAGCCCTTTTCCTCCAGCATCGTGAGGCCGTCATAGCTGGCGCTGTACTTGCCGTTCTTGCCCACCACCGGGAAGAGTTCTTCGCCCACGATGCCTTCGGCCATGGGGCGCGCATAGGCCTCGAATACGTGGCCCTTGTCCAGGATGCGCTCCTGCACGTAGTCGGAGAAGTCGCGCTCGATGCCCGATGCGAGCTGACGGATCAGCTCGGTGCGGGTCATGTTCGGGCTGCAGGACAATGCGGCCGGCGCGTCAGAGGCATTCCGATGAGAGGCGCGGTGTGCCTTCCACTCGGGAGTGCCCTGTTTCAGGTTGACGACTTGGAAGGTGGTCATGCTTGTTCCTTCAGTTCTGCCGCGCGGGCATCAAAGGCTTGATCCAGTTGCGCGCGAGCGGCGGGGGCGGTGATGGCATCGCCTAGGGCCGCCACTTCGCAGAGGCTGTCCATGGTCATTGCGGCCTTCATGTCGGCCATGAGCTTCTCCACGCTGACCGCTGGTGCGTCCTTGGCGGCCACGTCCTGCGCGCTGGCTTGCTGTGCGGCCTTCACGGCATCCTTGAATGCCTGCTGCTGCTCAGGGGAGAGCTGGGCCTTGGCGCAGACGAACGTGACCATTTCATCGATGCTCTTGCGACCGCTCATGACCACGTTCACCCAGCTTGGCAGGTTCTTCTCGAAGTCGGCCTTGGGGTAGTAGCTGAAGGTGTCGGTCTTCCGCTCTTCGACGTGGGACGCCGTTTCGCTGGGTGGCGGCGATCCATCGCCGGGATGCACTTCCTCGGCCGTTCCCATGAACACCTCGCCACCCAGCTCCAGTTCATCGCGGGTGTAGACGCCCAGGATCACGTCGGGGGCGTACAGGCGCGCCCAGCGCTTCTGCACCAGGTAGGCGATCTGCTGCTTGGGGTCTTCGGTCCAGAGCGTGCTGTTGCGGGTGCGGGCTTGAGTCAGCAGCAGCGTGAGCACGCGGGGCTGGGATTCGCCGCGCAGCGTTGCCCACACCTTGATGCCCAGGCCGCGCTCGTCTTCCTGCTTCCAGTCGGGGACGATGAACTTCTTTGGGTTGCCGTTGTCGTCCTTCTTGGTGCGCGACTCGACTTCCTTGAAGCGGCCGACGATCTTCTCCCACTCGCCAAACCACTCGAAGTGAAATCGGTCTTTGACGACACCGCTGCTGTTGATGACGGCGGCTACCAGTTGTGCCTCATAGCCCAGCGTTCCGTTCACGAGGTGGGTCTTCTGGGCCACGGAGAAGGGGTTCATGCCCCACTGCATGGACTGGAGGCAGACGGCGAAGCAGTCACCCACGTCAATTTCCGCAAGGAGCTGCATGGCGACGATCACGTCCAGGCCGTCGACCTGACCATGGCCGTGGATGTGCCCAACACGCTGCTGGACACCATCCAGCCGGGCCTGCGCGAGGCCCTGTACTGGAATGCCGACGCCGCGGCCGGCCAGGGCCAGATCGAAGGCGTGGAGGCCACGCTGCCCAACCTGCGCTTCCCGCGCTTGAACGGCGGCAAGTTCGCCCTGGACGACAAGAAGAACAAGCTGGCCGGCTACGAGCTCTTCATCGAGTACGGCCTGGGCGACGAGCGCAGCAACATGGTGTTCGACTGCTGCAAGCTCGTGAGGCGCGTCATCGAAACGAAGGAGGGCGGCACCGTGCATCTGTCGTGGCAGGTGCAGTACAGCGGCGACCGTCTGGATCAGGAGACCTGCGGCAAGCTGGCGCTGCTGGAGCAGGACCTGATCGCCATCCGCCTGATCCCGCCTGTCGTGCCCGTGAACGAACCGGAGGGCGAGGAGCCGATGGAGAACCCGTTCCCGGTGGATGCGGACGAAGGGCCCGCGCCCACGGCCGAGGATCTGTTCATCGGCGGCGCTTCCGGGCCGTCGGACGAAGAAGCGGAAGCGGCAGCGCTGGAATCGGACGCGCGTTGATCATGCTGTTCGTTGGAATCGACCCCGGATTGACTGGCGCGTGCGCGGTCGTGGGCCCGCAGGGCCTGCGCGGTGTCTTCGACTTGCCCACCATGCCGATTCCGGGCGTGGGCCCGAAGGCCATGGTGCAGCGCAAGATCGACGGCCGCGCGCTGCTGGACCTGCTGCTCAAGACCTGCCCGGCGGGCGAGGCCCGGCCCACCATCGTCATTGAGGCGGTGGGGACCATGGGCGGCGCGAACAACGCCGTGCAGACGCAGGGTTCCCTGCTGCGCTCCCTGGGCGCCATCGAGACGGTGGCTGAATGCCTGAAGTGCAAGGTGGTCTACGTGGCGCCCCAGACCTGGAAGCGCACCTACGGGCTCATCGACCCGAACCTGAAGCAGACCGAGCGCAAGGCCAAGGCGCTGGAGACGGCACGGCGCTGCTTTCCGAGTTGCGCGGACATCAGCCGCGCGAAGGACCACAACCGGGCCGAATCCATTCTGATCGCGCGGTATGCGCAGATGGAGATGGCATGACCCTGATCCTGCGCCCCGTTGGCCGTGGCAACTGGCGGCCCCAGACCTTCACGGTGGATGAACGCCATGTGCCGCCCATGCTCGTGCGCGTGGGCCAGCGCTTCGAGCTGGGCGGGGTGACGTTCAGGATTGCACAGGTGTTGCCGTGACCAAGGCTAGCCCGATCCTCATCACCAAGCGTGCCTCCCTGGCCGGCATGCCCGAGCCCCAGCGCGCCACGGTGCGTCATGTGCTGCTGGACGCCGTGGGCGGCCTGGACAGCACGCACGACAGCCGCTGGCGCCGGTTCATCAACCGCCTGCTGCGCGCCGAGCCGGGCGAGGTGTTCGAGCTGGCCAGCGTGGTCGAGCGCTCCGGCCAGTTCCATCGCCGACACATGGCGCTGGAGCAGCGCCTGTTCGACCACCAGGAGCGCTGGCTGACGCTGACGGCGATGCGCGACTGGCTGAAAACGGGTGCTGGCTGGGTGGATTGGCTGCCCGGCCCGCGCGGCGGCATCGTGGCCGTGCCCCGATCCACCAGCTACGAGAGCTGCAGCGATGACGAGATGCGCGAGGTGCATGAGGCCATGGTGGCGTTCCTGCACACCGCGCATGCGCAGCGCCTGCTGTGGCCGCACCTGGACGCGCGCGGGCGTGCCGCGATGCTGGAAAGCGTGCTGGCCTCCCCTCAGGAGGACGCGTGAACAACCGCCTCACCGCCAAGGAGCGAGCCCATCTGGGGAGAGTCAAGGCGCTTCCCTGCAGCGTGTGCGACGCACCAGCTCCCAGCGAGGCGCACCACATCAAGCAGGGTCGCCAGTACACCGCTGTGGCTCTGTGCGAGAGCTGCCACCGCGGCGCGCTGATGGGCCTTCACGGCCAGCGCCGTATGTGGGCAATCAAAAAGATGGATGAACTGGATGCGCTATCCGTGACGGTTGCACGGCTTATGCAGTAAGCGCTGGTAGCTATTAAATCAGGAGTAAGAATGGAAGTCTCCCTTGAAGCCATACGCGCCCACTGCGACGAGGTGGGTGACTGCTGGGAATGGCGTGGCGCCTTGGACGGCACCGCACCCGTGATGCGCCCGGCTGGCAGCCGCAAGCTGGTGCCGGTGCGCCGTGTGGTGCTCCAGCTGAGCGGCAAGACTGTCGAGGGGCGCCTGGCCTGCGCGAAATGTCTCAACGACCGCTGCGTCGCGCCTGCGCACGCCGTGGGCCTGTCGCGCCAGCAGCTGCAGCAGCGCACCGCCAAGGTGACGCAGTACGGCCGATCGCTGGCGCGCAGCGCCAAGCTATCCCAGGCGCGCCGCCAGCGCTCCCATCTGTCGGAGGAGACGGTGGCCAAGATGCGCGCCAGTGGCCTTTCCACGCGGGCGGCCGCTGCGGCATTCGGTTGCGGGCAGAGCGCGGCGGCCGACATCATGGCGGGCCGGTCATGGCGGGACTATTCCAGCCCGTTCGCAGGGCTGCTGGGGGGCGCGCGATGAAGACTCGCACCTTTTCCCTGCAGCACCGTCCGCACGCGCTGCCCAAGTTCTGGCGCCCCAAGATCTCCGCGAGCCAGGTGCTGGACGCCCGCATCGTGCACAACGACCTGGTGAACCGCCTGGCCACGGGCACGGCCTCCGTGGGGGACCTCTGGGACTGGATGGAGACCGGCTTCACCTACACCCAGATGATGCGCATGCTGGCCGAGGACGGCGAGCAGTTCACCGACGAGGCCATGGCCGCGCTGGCGCTGCAGCTGGAGACCTACGAGCCAATCTGCGCGCGGCTGCGGCGCACCGGCAGGGTAGGGCTCAGCGGCCCCGAGCTGCAGATCGCCAAGAACGCTGCCGAGGTGATGGACGGGCTGATCGGCATGGATCGCCACGGGATCGCCGAGCGCGCCGCGCGCTGGTCCATGGATCAGATGGCCCGCATCCAGAGGGCAACTCGATGACGTGCCCGAACTGCACGGCGGCGCAGACCGATCCGCACTGGCCCGGATACGCGCCGGAGCCTGCCGAGGTGACCACTTCGCCAGGAGCAGCTGACCCGGACGCCGCGCGAACTGGCCCCACTGCAGTCGGTGTTGAGGCGTTACAGGCGGAAACCGCGCCAGGTGCGCAGGCGCCGCGCGACGGCATCGACTTCACCCGCGAATTTGATGATGGAGGCCTGACCCTCGAGGACCCGGCCGAGGTCGCGCGAGCCCGTGCCGCCACCATCGACTACGAGCCGACTGCGGCCACGCCCCAATGGGATACCGCCGCAGGGGCTGCACCCGCGCGCCAGCCGGGCCTGGACATGCTGGTGCCCGAGATCGACACCAGCGCGCTGGAACTGGACACGCGCACGCCGTCGCAGCGCATGGGCATTGATCCGGCCGCCGGCCCGCTGTCGCGCGTTGCTGCTCAGGCCGTGGATGTTGCGCCAGCCAATGGAGTGGATGCGCAGCAGGTCGCGGCGCTTACCCCAAAAGCGCAGGTTGCTATTAATTCAGAAGCAAGCATTCCCCAATCCTTCCCCAATGGAGTAGCCAATGGCCCTCAAGCCGATCAAGCCCAGCAAGCAGCGGCGCAACCAGCGCAAGGACGAGCAGCGCCGGCAGGACAGCCAGCAGGGCAGGGGCTGACCGATGGCGGCACCTCGATTGCGCACCTTGGAGCGCAAGCAGCGCCAGCGACAACGCAGACGGGACAAGCGCAAGCAGCTACGGAAACGGTAGCGGAGCGGCCCGATAACTGGCGCACGAGCATGTTGCGCGCCGGACCTGTGGCCAAGGGCATGGGCATTGATCCCAAGGGCAAGCGCCTGGCGCAGGTGGTGGCCGAGGTGGATGCAGCGGACGCGCAGCGTGCGGGCGTGGTGCAGGACGGGGCCGACCTGTCCGCAGGCCAGATCGACCGCGAGTGGAGCGCCTTCGCGCCGGAAACCGGCACCCTGGGCGTGCCGCGCGCCGAGATGCCGCAGATCCGGGCCGAGCACCGCGGCGCGTTGGTGAACTTCCTCAAGGCACGTGGCATCGGCAGCCGCGCCGCCGAGGTGCCGGCCAATGACCTCAAGCCGACGCAGGCGGAGTTCTCGCCGTCCAAAGTGGCGAAGGCCCGCGTGTTCCAGGGGGGCGATCGCTCCATCCTGGTGTCGTCGGACGGCTACGTGGTGGACGGCCATCACCAGTGGCTGGCCAAGCGCGCCAATGGCGAGGCGGTGAGGGTGATTCGGCTGCAGGCCCCCATTCGCGAGGTTCTCGCTCAAGTGGGTGAATTCCCAAGCATCAGTACAGCGGCCGGCGCGTCCCCAGGAGAACCGAATGCAATTGCACGAGATCTACGGCTGGCAGATGAGCGCGCATCGGGCGCTGGCGTTGCTGCGCCGAACGGGGCAAGCCCAGCGGCTGGAGGTGCGACACCTGCTGTCGTTGCTGGACAGCGGCAGGGAGGTGGTACCGCCCAGCCTCGCACCGCTGTGCGAGAAGGTGTACCTGCTGCAGGTGGCGCCGGCCAACAGACTGCCGGCGTAGCGGCGCAGGGCCGCGAGGTATCGCGTGAGGTCGGCAGGTACAAGGAGGGCTTGAGCGAGTTCCGCGCCAACCAGGTGCGGGCCGAGCTGGCGCGCAAGAACCCGGGCGTGATCTACACGGTGGAGGAGGACTCCTCCCTGAAGAACGGCTTCGCCGTGGTGGGGCGGGAGCCGGCGGCCGGGCAGAAGTTGGGGATGGAGAGGTTGAAGGCGGCGCGGGGGCGCTCACCTGAGGCGCCAAAGTTCAGCCGTGGCCTGCGCAAGTCCACGGACTTCGTGCCGAACGCCGACGGCGGGCTGGACTACGGAGAAATCACGCCAGCGATGGGCAAGGAGATGCGCAGGCAGGTGGGGAAGATTCGCTTGCGCCAGGGCAATGAGGCGTGGGGGCTGACGCACATCGAGGCTCGCCATGGAGACGCGCAGCAATGAAACGACGGATCAGGCGCTGGAGCGTTCGCTGGCCGCGGTGCGCGGTGAGCCGCTGTTCAGCCGTACCGCCGCGCCAGCGACGTCCGGCTACACCCCATCCCAGCAGCAGGCCGCCGAGCGCGTCTTCGGCGCCATGGCCAAGCAGACCTGGGCCGAGCGCGCCCATTCCTTCCGGGCCAACCTGGGCACCAAGATGCGCCAAGGGCTGTTCGACCAGTTTGCGCCCATCAAGGAGGTGAGCGAGCATGCATACATGCTGGCGCGGATGTCCAAGGGGGCGGATGGCGCCGTCGAGGCTGCGCTGCTGTACGGCAAGCCCTTCCTGCGTGATGGCGTGTACGACGTGGATATCAAGGACGGCGGTTTCTCCCAGGTGCTGGCTGGCCTGAAGGGTGAGCACGATCGCTTCTTTCAGTGGGTGGCGGCCCAGCGCGCGGAGCGGCTGAAGGCGGAGGGCAAGGAGAACCTGCTGACGGACCAGGACATCACGGCGCTCAAGAGCCTGAATGCCGGGCGCATGGCGGACGGCACGGCGCGCATGCCGGCCTACGCAGCGGCGCTGCGCGAGCTCAACGCCTTCAACGAGGCGACGCTGAAGGTGGCTATGGAATCGGGCCTGATCGACCAGGCCGCCTTCGAGCTGATGAAGGAGCAGCCCTACGTGCCGTTCTACCGCCTGATGGAGGACGGCGACATGCGGGGTCCGCGTTTCAGCTCCGGCCTGGTGAACCAGCAGGCCTGGAAGAAGCTCAAGGGTGGCACGCAGCAGCTCAACGCGGACCTGCTGCAGAACACGCTGATGAACTGGAGCCACCTGTACGCGGCGGCGGCGCGCAACCGGGCGTCGCTGGAAACGATGGCCGCGGCGGACAAGATGGGCATCGCCTACCAGGTGCCGGCCGACACGAAGGGCGCCGTGAAGGTGATGCGCGATGGCGTGGCCGAGCACTGGGCCGTGGAGGACCCGCATCTGCTGGATGCCATCATGGCGATGAGCTACGCCCCCGGCGGGCTGGTGAAGGTGATGGCGCCCTTCAAGCGCCTGCTGACCTTCGGTGTGACCGTCAACCCCACTTTCAAGATTCGCAACCTGATCCGCGACAGCCTGTCGGCGGTGTCCCAGAGCGACTTGGGCTACAACCCGCTCGCCAACGTGGCAGGCGGCTGGAAGGCCACGGCGCGCGACAGCCAGACCTATGCCTCAATGCTGGCCAGCGGGGGTGTCATCAAGTTCGGAACGCAGGAGAACACCGGCCGCGTGCGCGCGCAGATCGAAAAGCTGGGCGGCCAGATGCTGGACAAGCAGGGCTTCGACAAGTTCAAGGGCCAGATGCGATCCCTGTGGGACGCTTACGAAGAGTTCGGCGACCGAACGGAGAACGTGAACCGGGCAGCGCTGTACGAGCGCCTGATCGCCAAGGGGCACAGCCACGCCGAGGCGTCGTTCATGGCGCGCGACCTCATGGACTTCAGCATGTCCGGCAAGTGGGAGACGGTGCGCTTTCTGGCGCAGACGGTGCCGTTTCTGAACGCGCGCCTGCAGGGGCTCTACAAGCTGGGCCGCGCAGCCAAAGAAGATCCGCGGCGCTTCGCCGCCATGGCCGGCGCGGTGTCGATGGCCAGCCTGGGTCTGTTGGCGGCCTACGGCGATGACGACGACTGGAAGAAGCGCGAGGACTGGGACAGGGATGCCTACTGGTGGTTCAAGGTCGGCAACACCGCATTCCGCGTCCCCAAGCCTTTCGAGCTGGGCTCCATCGGCACGCTGGCCGAGCGTACCGCCGAGCTCATGATGAGCGAGGAGATGACGGGCAAGCGTTTCGGACAGCGCATCAGCGACATGGTGTTCAACACGTTTGCCATGGACCCGACACCCCAGTTCATCAAGCCATTCATCGACGTCTACGCGAACAAGGATAGCTTCAGCGGCCGGGCCATCGAGGGCATGGCTGATGAGCGGCAGCGCCCCCAGGATCGCTACAACGAGCGCACTTCGGAGATCGCGCGGCTGTTGGGATCGTGGGGCCTGCCGGATCCTGTGCGCCTGGCCAAGGGCGAGTACACGGGGTTGAGCCCGAAGCAGATTGATTTCCTGATGCGCGGGTATTTCGGCTGGCTGGCTACGGTGACCACCACGGCGACGGACATGGCGGCCCGGCCGCTGCTTGATCGCGGCGAGCGGCCTGCGATGCGCATGCGCGACACCTTCCTGGCGGGGAATTTCGTGGAGTCTCTGCCCACCGGCAGCAGCCGCTACGTGTCGGCGATGTATGAGCAGGCGCGCGATGTGGAGCAGGCCTGGGCGTCGTACCAGGCGGCCGTGAAGTCCGGCGACATGGAGAAGGCCGGAGCCATCCAGGCGAAGGATGCCCCGAAGTTGCGCAACCGGCTTGTGGTGGCCAATGCCAAGGGCCAGCTCGCGGAGCTGGGCCAGCAGGCCAAGCGCATCGAGGCCAACAGGCTCCTGCCGGCCGAGGAGAAGCGGCGGCAGTTGGACGCGATCGAAGCGCGCAAGCACCAGATTGCCCAGCGCGTTGCGGTCACCGGGTGAGCCCGCTCCATTCGAGGAGCTGCCAGATGAACCCGACGGCGCCGACCAGGATGATGACGACCCAGTAGGTCTCGACCATCGAGCGGCGCTCTTCCTTCGTGGTCAGCTTGAAGAACAGGATGACCGCGATCACCAGCAGCCAGAAGATCAGGGTGGGCATGCCGGGATCGTAGGCGGGCGACGGCGCCGGGGCAATCCGCACACGGTGGATGCACCCCCGTAGGGAGTGCGCGAAAACCGGGCAGCCGGAACACTGCCGGGCATGAGCAGCATCCCCGTGCCCCTGCCTCGCCTCGGCATCGATCTCGTCTCCGACGAGACGCAGATGCGCGCGGGGGCCGTGCGTGCGGCGGTGAACGTGGACATCGACCGCGCGGGCCAGTTCCGCCGGCGCGGCGGGTGGGCCAGTGCCACGCCCGGGGCCGCGCCCTGGTCTTCGCTGCACGCCTGGGCCGGCCGGCTCATGGCGCAGCGCGGCGCGCAGGTGTTGCGCATCGACCCCGACACGATGGCCGAGGCCGTGGTGGGCGTGCTGGGCAGCGATGCGCCCGTGGACTTTGCCGAATACAACGGCGATCTGTACTTGTGCAGTCCCGCGGGTCTGTGGCGCCTGCGCGCGGGCGAGGACGAGGCGCACCCTGCGGGCGTGCGCCTGCCGGACACGCTGCCCGACCTGAAGGCCTCCGATGCGGGGACGCTGACGCCGGGCCGCTACATGGTGGCCGTGGCCTTGGTGGACGGGCGCGGCGAGGAATCGCCCGCCGGGCTCCTGGGGGCCGTGCAATCTGCGGCAGGCCTGCGGCTGGAAGGGTTGCCCGTGTTGCCGGACTGCCGCTGGCGCGTCTACGTTTCGCCGCCCGATGGCGACGTGCTGTACCTGGCCGAGGAGTTCGCCGCGGTGTGGCCGCAGTATGCGGTGACGGTGTATCCCGGCGGCGCGCCTTGCGAGACCTTGCACCGCGCCAGCATGCCGGGCGGCCACTTCGTGCGCGGCTGGGCCGGGCGCCTGTACGTGGCCGCGGGCGACACGCTGTGGTACTCCGACGCGCTGCGCCCGCACCTCACGGCGCCGCAGCACAACTTCGTGCGCTTTGTCGGCGCGATCCGCTTCATGGAGTTCCTGGCCGGCGGCGCCTTCGTGGGTGACGACCGCGGCGTGTGGTGGCTCGCTGGAACGGACCCGACCGCATGGACGGCCGAGCCGGCCAGCAAGGCCCAGGCCGTGGCGCGCTCCAGCGTGCTGGTGCCGGCCCACCTGCTGGGCGTGCTGGAGAGCCGCTCCACGCGCGACTGCGCCGTGTGGCTCAGCACCGAGGGGCACATGGTCGGCATGGCCGATGGCTCCGTTTCCGCACTCAACAGCGACCGCATCCGCATCGCCCCCGGCCAGGCGGGGCGTTCCGTTTTTCTGCAGCGCGATGGCATTGCCCAGGTCATCACGCTGACTGCTTCCCATGGGCCGGCGCACGTCTTCGGTGCTGCCGTGGATACGAAAGGCACACCATGATCGACCGCGACCTGACCCGCCACGCCGGCGAATTCAAGGGCTACCTCGACCGCCACCAGTACGAGGTGGGGCCCGAAGGCATCCTGTTTCCCAAGGCCGGGGCCCTGGCCTTTGGCGAATACTCCTTCGACACGAACGAGGGCGAGCGCCCCGGCACGGCGCGCAATCGCATTCCGGTGCAGGGGCTGAACTACCTGCTGGAGACGGGGCTGCGCGGCGGCGCTGCGCAGACGCAGTTTCACCTGGCGCTGTTCTCCGGGGCCTACACGCCGACGGACAGCGTGACGGCGGCGACGTTCTCCGCCACCGCCACCGAGATCACCTCGGCGACGGAGGGCTACACGGAATACACCCGCCGCCCGTGGACGCCGGCTGCGGCCACGAACGGGGTGATGGACAACGCCGCCGACCGCGCGGCGTTCACCATCGCCACGGCCACGGAGCTGACCATCCGCGGCGCGGCGCTGCTGTCCGACCCGGTGAAGGGCGGCACGAACGGTGTGCTGATCTCCATCGTCCGCTTTGCCGCGGACCGCAAGGAAAGCGCGGGCAACGTGTTCAACCTGGGCTACCTGGTGCGCCTGCGCCCGGAGTGATGCAGTGACCGACGCGCCGCGGCTCCCGTTTCCCGTCCATGGCACGCGCATGGACCCGGAGGCCCCTGACGAGGCCGTGGGGGATGCTGCGCGCCTGCTGTTTTTCACCAACCTGCTCGCCGAGTCGGCCGGCGTGCCGGTGTTCGGCCTGCGCAGGCAGACGCCCTATGGCGAGGCCACGGCCTCTGTGCACGGGCTGCTGGCGTTCAAGGGGGCGAGCGCGGAGCCGGAGGACGAGGAACTCGAGGACGAGCCGGTGCCCGCGCTTGTGCGGCTGGTCTGGCTGCCCGAGGGCTTCGTCATCACGCCGCGCACGGCCGAGGCGCCGCAGGGCTATGGCATGCCGCCGACGCCCAACGGCCGGGGCACCGCCGGCGGGCCGGTGCGTGAGGTCATCATCAACCGGTTCTATGACAACCAGTACCCGGATGCGCTGTACCGCCGCGTCCACGGTGCGCCGGAGGCGGGCACGCGCGTGTGCGCGGCGAACCTGTTCTTCATGGACTGGGAGATGGAGAAGGGGAAGTTCGGCATCGGTATGCCGCTGCCCCAGGAGGGGCGGATGGTCTGGCGTGCCCAGTTCGCGGGCCGATTCGACGTGAACTTCCAGGAGCCGCCGAGCGCTGCATGGCACTGCCACCGGCCACAATTCGCGCACGAGCGGGCCGAAGACCTCTATCTGCGCGAGCAGACCAACCTGCTCCGCGCCGCCGCGGACATGGAGCCTTTGTTCCCCGTCCTGCGGGGGCGCGAGGGGGAGCTGAGCGAGTCGCCCATCTACATGGCCAGGTGGTCTGGCGTGATCGGGCACGACAGCTATCGCTTCCGCGACGGGCACATCAGCTTCGAGTTCCGGCACCAGCGCCGCAGCGCACACGGCAACGCGGCGGGCGAGAACCTGCACCTGGCGTCCATGGAGACGGGCAAGGCGTTCACCGACCATGCCATGGCGAGCTGGAGGAATTCGCCCGGGCACTACGCCAACATCATCAATGACTGGAGGGGGCTGCTGCACGGGGACCCGTACCTGTATGCCTCGCTGGATTCGGCCACCCGCCACCTCGCGGGCGCCGCCGTCCACACGGAGCAGCTGCCGCCCTACGGCCTGGACGCGCCGACCGCGCCGCTCCAGCCGCCGGTGCGGGGCTCCATGGCGGTGCAGATCTTCGGGGCCGACTGGAACTTCGTTCACTTCGGCCGGTGCGGCAGGGAGCGCAAGGGGGTGCGGGTCCGCTTGGGCCTGGAGTCGCATGTGTCGCACTGCGCGACGTTCTTCTCGCCGTTCGACTTCTCGACCAGCGCGAGCGACATGTTCCGCTTGCCGGTGTACGTCGCATGCAAGGGGCGGGACATCACCGTGCAGACCGATATTGACGGTCCCATCGTCACGGTGCTTGCCGCGCACCATGTCGTGGATGCAGAGGGCAAGGATTGGCTGCGGATCTTCACCCTGGAGCGCGCGGTGAATGCGGCCTCGCTCCCGCCGGCGCACATCGTCGTGCGCGAGGGCCTGCTGCACGACTACGAGAACACCCAGCGGGTGGTGGACAGCTTCCGCTTTCCCGACGACACCAGCGAGACCTCGACGGTGAAGGTGTCGCTGTCCGGCGCCAAGGCGGTGTTTTGCTACACCGTGCCGGTGCCGAACCTGCAGCGGTTCAGGGGGTCCAAATGGGACGAGTCGGAGATCGTCACGGACGTGCTGGATTTCGATGACCCGTATGCCACCTACAAGCGGTTCGTGTGGGGGCATGAGCTGCACTTCATCGAGTGGCGCGGCGGCGCTGGGTTTGCCGAACTGTTCACCGAGTCCCTGGACATCGTGCCTTCGAACAGCGGGCAGGATTCGCTGCTGGCAACCGTGGCGTGCCGGGGGAGCTACCGGCTGTTTGCGGACTACGACGGGGAGGAACTGGTGTATGCCCGCGTCCACGTCGATTCCGAGTTCGCCTTGCAGATGGCGACCGGCAGCAAGCCTTCGGGGCACCGCACGCTCAACAGCCGGCTGGTGTTTCCCGATGGCACGGAGTTCGTCTTCAACGCCGGCCAGATGGGCTGGAGCGTGGGGGAGTCGGGCACTTTCGCGCAGATCCTGTGGCTGGACATCCTGCGCCCGCAGGACATGGTGTACCTGCGCCACGAATGGCGCTGCGAGGAAACCACCATCACGGATATCTACGGCACGCGCAAGGGCCTGCGCCCGGCGTCGCGCTGCAGCGTGGTTGCGCGCGGCAAGGTGCTGCGCGTCAAGGAGGACGTGATCGAGGAGAGCGGCCACGACCGCGGGCTGGATGTGCTGGCCAATGCCGGGATGCCCGATGTCCGGCTCGTGGCCGGTCTGGGCACCTACCGGCGGCTCTCGAGTACGGCGTTTTCCTTCGTCCCACTGATCGGCGCGATCAGCGGCGGCGGGGCGAGTGGCGTGGAGCGGCTTTCGCCGGCGCGGCCCTACAAGGCGGCTTTGGTCAAGGGCGGCATCGGGTTCGACTACATGCGGCGCGGCTATGGCGAGCCGGGCCACTTCTACGACCTAGTGGGGCCGGAGATCTTCGCTCCGCTGCGCGCCAGCGACGACGTGTGCCAGGTCGAGTTCTACGGCGGCGAGGTTATCGCGGCGGGCCGCATCGGCAGCCCGCTGAGGCTGGACGGCCGCGGCTGGACGGGCGATGAGGCCTATTTCCTGGAGGCCTCCTTGGACCTCAAGGCGATCACGGGCCTGCCGGATCTCAAGGACAACATTTTTCCCATGGGGGTTGCATGACCATCCGCATGAGCTCTGGGCTGCGCACCGCGGTGGTGACGAACTACGGCGTCGGCATCATGATGCAGTACGGCCACATCTTGATCTTCTCGGGCGCACAGCCCGCATCGGCCGACGATGCGCCACCGGGCACGCTGGTGGCGCGCGTGACCCAGAACGGTCTGCCCGCCCCCGTGCCTGGCAGCGACGCGGGCGGGCTGCAGCTCAAGGCCGGCGCCCGGACCGGAGAGCTCGCCAACCTGGGCGAATGGGTGCTCAAGGGCGTGGCGCCCGGCACGCCCGGGTGGTGGCGCTTCGTTGCGCTGGACATCGACCCCGGTCAGCAATCCACGACGGCCTGCCGCATCGACGGCGCCGTGGGCGAGAGCCTGCTGAGCATTCCCCCTTCCATTACCGCCGCGACGACCCTGGTCGTCGAAGGCTTTTCTCTGCGCTTTCCTGCCTGACCTACCGAAGGAGTTTCACCATGGCAAAGTTTTCTACCGGGCTGCGCAACGGCATGCTCAACGCGGCGGGGCTCAAGCCGGCTCTGGACGGCGGGCTGCTCAAGATCTTCGCGGCACCGGCGGGCAGCATCCCCACGACGGCCGACGACGCGGAAACCGGCACGCTGCTCATGACGCTCACGGCCGGCGGCGATGGCGTGACGGGCCTGACCTTCGGCGACCCGGCGGATGGCGTCATCAGCAAGAGCGTGGCGCAGGTCTGGATGACGAGCTCCGTCGATGCCTCTGGCCAGTGCGCGTACTTCCGCTTCGTGGCCCAGGGCGACGACGGGACGCAAAGCACGACGGCGCCGCGCGTGCAGGGCAATGTGGGGGTGGTGGGCGCGGATATGAATTTGACGAGCCTGAACGTCACCGCGGGCACGCCATGGACGCTCAACTACTTCAACGTCGGCCTGCCGACGATGTAGCCATGGCAGTCCTGACGCGGGACGTCATTCCGCCCCCGCCGCCACCCCCTCCGCCCCCGCCGCCTCCACCACCACCGCCGAAGCCGCCCGTTGGCGGCGGCGGGGGGGGGGAGCCGCAAAAGCGCAAGAGGAAGGTGCGGGTGTGTAGTGAGAATACCTCTGTCTTCTTCCGCAACGGCAAGCCCGTGCACCACACGACGACGACTTGCGATGACTTCGAGATCGACGCCGACCAGGACCCGCGGGAGCTTTTCGGGGATGGGTTCACCATCATTCCCATGTAGACGACCATGACCAACAATCCTTCCTGGACTGCCGGCGCGCACAGCATGGAGCCCCTCGAGGGCGATGGCTGGTTCAGCTTCGCCGTGCCCGTGGGCGCCAGCGGCGTGAGCGTGGGCCTGGTGCAGGACGACAAGTCCGAAGACCCAGATGAACCGCTCCTCGGATTCGTGTTCGGCAGCGGCACCTACAAGCTCGTGGAGCGTGGCGTCGCCCGATCCACGGCGGTGCTGTATTCGGACGGCCAGGTGTTCCATCTGGCCCGGCACGCGGACACGTTCTACTACTGCATCGGCAGCACGCCCGTGCATGTGCCCGGCGTTCCCTTCGCGCTGCCCGGCACGGTGCTGCGCACGGTGCATGCGAACGCCTTGGACTGGGTGCCCCCTGCCGGCCGTGCCTGGGCGCCTGGCCTGGAGGCCTGGACGACGGGTGCGCCCTTGTTCCTGGATGCCGCGCTGCTTGCCGGTGGGGACGAGGTGCGCGACGCCTCGCTGACGCTGATTGGCGCCGGGTGCCAGGTGGCGCTTGAGCCGCTGCAGGTGTCGGCCTCCGAGGGCTCGGGGGCGGGAGTCTCCGTGGAGTTCCTTGCGCCGCAGGTGGTTGCGGACAACGGTCAGGGCGCGGATCTGTCCATGCTTGCGCCGCAGGTGCGCGCTTCGCAGGTGCAGCACCATGCCGCGGTGCTTCGGTTCGAGCCCATGACGGCGCGGGCGGTCTATGGGCCGCCAACGCTGCAGGGGGTGGATGTCTCCCTGCAGTACCCGGTGGCGAGCGGATCCGGGCCGGGGACGGCCGCCGTGGACATCGTGTCGCATCCGCTGCTGGTGAGCGCCGCGGATGCCGCGTTCAGCGAAGGGTTCGTTTTTCTGCCGCCGATGCGCGTGCGCTCTGCGGGGCATGCGAGCGGAGGGCCGAAGTTTGATGGCGAGTTCGCCCGGCTGTCCGGGGACCTGCCGGCGCCGATGGACGCGGTGGATGGCGCATGGGCGAGTGATGGCGCCAGTGCCCAGCGCTATGTGCTGGCGCAGAGCACGGCCGTCGCGGGCGACGCCGCCTGGGGCAGTGTGCAGGTGCAGGCCGCGTGCGCGGACGAGGCCATGGCGGGCGACATGGTGCGCCTGTCGGCCATCGTGGTGGTGAGCGACGTGGCCCTGGCCAGTGATGCGGCCAGCGCGGATGCGGACGTACTGGCCGTGGATGGGGCTCTGGCGGGGGATGCGGCGGCAGCGCAGTCCGATGCGTGGGTGCTGGTGGGCGATGCAGCCCTGGCGGGTGACGCGGCTGCACCTTTCCTGCTGGTCGAGGTGCAGGACGCCGCGGCCGCTGGGGATGCCGTGGAGATCGCGGCCAGCGCCTGGGTGGAAGACGGCGCCCAGGCGGGTGACACGGCCAGTGTGCAGTCCTGGGCGACGGTGCTGTGGGTGCAGGACGGGGCCGAGGCTGGCGATGGGGCATTGCACACGACGGTGGCCGTGGCCGATGTGCAGGACGCGGCACTGGCCGGCGACGACTTGCTTATGAAGCAGCCGGGCCTGGTGGCCTGGGTGATGAACGCCGATACGGGCGCCGTGTCCTGGTACGGGAACTGGGCCTTCACGGACATGGCTGTGGTAGGCGGGAAGGTGTTCGCCAGCGGGCCGGATGGGCTGGTGGTGCTGGGCGGCGATGCCGACGGCAGTGACGCCATTGACGCGCGCGTGGAGTATGGGTTCAGCGAGTTCGGGGGCTACCACCAGGATGGCAGCCCGAAGCCATCGGAGCCGAAGAAGCGCTTGCCGTCCCTGTGGTTCGGCTATCACGCGGCGGGCGCGTTGCGCGCCACGGTGGAGACCTACGGGCAGGGCTACGGGGTCTATCGCTACGCGATGGAGCCGCGCGCGGCCCGCCAGCCGCGCAACAACCGCATCCAGGTCGGCAAGGGGCTCAACAGCCGCTACTGGCGCATCGGCGTGGAGAACGCCTGCGGATGCGCCTTTGAGGTGCACTCCATTTCCGCGGAAATCGCAACCAGTTCGAGGAGACTCTGATGTCGCTCAATCCGTTTGAAGACGCGCCGATCCTGACGCGCGAGATCAAGACCCATGTCATGGAGCAGCAGCTTGCGGCCGTGGAGCGTGCGCGCGCGCTGGGGGATGCTGCAAAGAATGCGGTGGACAACCTGGCCAAGGCGCTGCCCCGGCTCAACCTCAGCGGCATCACGCCGCCCGAGGCGCCCAGGTTCCCGGGCATGCGCTTCTACAACGCCGACTTGCCGGAGCTGGGAACGGACAGCTTCGGGACGGTGACGCCCCTGGGGCGCCAGCGGTTCGTGCTGCAGCCGGTGAGCCCTGTCGCCCCAGTGCACATCCCTGATTTCGACCCGGCGTTCGACCAGCTCCAGATCCCGGACGCGCCGGCGCCGCGCCCCGACCCCGTGTTTCCCGCGGCGCCCGTGGGCCAGGCGGTTGCGCTGCCGGACAAGCCCGTGCTGAACCGGCCGGCCATGCCGAATCTTGTGGAGCTGGCGATCCCGGGCTTCACGTTCACGCCGCTGGCGCCATGGAATGAGAGCAGCCCGGAGTTTCAGGGGTCTTCCGTGTCTGCGGTGCTGCAGTGGGCAGAGCGGCCCTACCAGACGGTGCTGATCGATGAGGAGATCGCCGTCATCCGCCGCATGTGGGCCGGTGGCACGGGCCTGCCGCCCGCCGTGGAGCAGGCGCTGTGGGAGCGCGCTGCCAGCCGCGAGGATGTGGCCATCGCGCGCGACGTGTCGGCCGCCGCCGTGGAGTTCTCCGGGCGTGGCTACACACTGCCGCCGGGGGCGCTGGTGGCGCGCGTTGACGCCATCCGCACGGAAGGGGCGCTGCGCAAGCAAGGGCTGGGGCGGGAGATCCTGATCAAGGTCACCGACACGCATGTCGAGAACCTGCGCTTCGCCTGCACTCAGGCGCTGGCGGCCGAGAACGTGCTGATCGGGCTGTGGAGCCAGATGGCGCAGCGCGCGCTGGAGGCGGCCAAGTACCAGCTCGATAGCGAGCTGGCGATGCTCAACGCCCAGGTCGCCATCTTCAACGCCCGGCAGGGTGCGTGGCAGAACGCGGCGAACGTGCGGCGCCTTGAGCTGGATGAGCGCCGGCTGGGGTTGGAGGCGCACAAGGCGCAGCTCGATGCCGAGCTGGCCAAGGGCCAGATCAACGAGCAGCGGGTGAAGGTGTTCGCTGAGCTGTACCGTGCGCTGCAGGCGGACGTGGAGCTGTACAAGGCCGAAATGGAAGGGGCGAAGCTCGAGTCGGAGCTGCAGCGTAATGAGGTGGAGAAGTACAAGGCGCAGGTGCAGGCCACGGCCGAGACGATCCAGGCGGACAAGCTGCGCTATGACGCCTACGACTCGCGCGTGAAGGGCGAGACGGCCAAGGCCGGGTTGCTGGAGAGCCAGGCACGGGCCTATGGAGCACTGGTGTCCGGCAAGAGCACTGTGGCCGAGATTGGCATCAAGAACCAGCGCGCGGAGATCGATCAGCAGGAGCTGGCGCTGCGGGCGTTCGTTGCCGGACTGGACGCGGACAAGGCGATGCTGCAGTCGCAGGTGGCGGCCGTTCAGGCCAACGCGGAGGCGCACCGCACGAATGTCGCTCGCTACACCGCCCAGGTGCAGGCGCACCAGGCCGCAGCCGAGCTGGAGCAAAAGACCTACGAGGCGCAGATGCGGACATCGGTGGCGCTGTATGAGGTGGAAATGCGCAAGGTGCTTGCGGACATGGAGCAGATGATCCGCGTTGCCAGCCTGCAGATGGACGGATTCAAGGCCATCGCGCAGGCGCACAGCACGTTGGCGGCCGGGGCGACGGCGGGCGTGTCGTTCGGGTCTTCGCTCAATGGCAGCGCGGGCACGACGGCCAGCGGGAGCAGCCAAGTCAATCATTCGATGCCGCTGGGGTAAAGCATGGCCAAGTACTTCCGGTTTTTCAGTGAGGACAGGTGGACGACGCAGGCGCGCGAGGCGCTGCAGTCGGAGGTGCCCATGGGGAACTTGCTGCTGTCGTGCACCGCTGTGCGCGAGTTTGTCCCAGGCGAGCAAGGCACTCCCAGCAGCGATTGGCTTCTGATTCCTGACCGGCCTGTTCTGCCCGACGAGAACCCTCAGGCGTTCTACCCAATAGTCCTGCGCAGCGGGTGGATCGGGCAGAAAAATGCTTCGGAGGCGGGGTTCACGGACATCCTTGTCGGAGAACAGGTTCCAGAGGATGAAGGAAGCGGGGCGGAAGTCAGCAAGGGCGCTACGTTCATCAGCGTAGAGGGGCAAGACCTCTCGGGGATTCGGGTTGGTGATGAGCAGGGGATCTTGTACGAGGGGGGCAACGCAATACTGTTCCCGGACACTTTGCCCCTGGGGACCGAGTACACGCTCAAGATCTTTGGCCCCGGAGCGGCGCCCCCAGCGCCACAGTTCTGGACGAGGCTGCGGCACTGCCAGGAAATGCCGGCCTGATCCCGGGGCCCCCGTATAGGGTTCGACGCCATCGGCTTTGCCCGCGACAGTGGCGGGCATGACCACCCCGGCACGGCTGACCTTCGATATCTACCAGGGCGCGACCTTCTCGGAGTCCCTGGAGCGCGTGACGTACCCCTACCCGGTGCGGTGGGAGTGCGGCCGGCTGGTCAAGGACTGCGGCACGCCGGCGCCGCTGGCGGATGCCACGGCCGAGGACTACACCGGCTGCACGGCGCGCATGCAGCTGCGGCGCGATATCGACGCGCCAGCCGTGATTGCCGAGCTGACCACGGAGAACGACGGCATCGCGCTGGATGGCGCACGGCTGCGCCTGAACTTGAGCGCGGCGCAGACGGCTGCCTTTGCGTACGGCCACACGCCGCCGGGCTGGGAGACCTGCATCGGCCATGTTGAAGTCGTGCGCTCCGGCGGCGAGGTGGAGCGCCAGTACGAACTGACGTTCGTGCTGCACCCGGAGGGCACGCGGTGAGTGTTGCCGTCACCCCTGGCCTGGAGCCGGTCGTCGTCCACAGGGAAGCGGCCGTCGTCGTCACACGCGAGCGCGGCGAGACGGTGGTGGTGCGCCAGCCCGCGCCGGCGGCGGTGTTCGTCACGCGCGGCATTCCCGGCCCCCGCGGCCAGCAGGGCGTTCCCGGGCCAGCAGGCGGCGCCACGCTGATCCCTGTTGGTGCCATGCCATTGAGCGGGCACAGCGCAGTGGCGCTGGGTGCCGACGGCGCGCTGCAGCCGGCCGACTGCACGCTGGCTGCGCACCTCGGCGCCGTGCTGGGTGTCGTGGCCAATGCCTATGCCGCGGGCGCCGACGCCGTGGTGTCCAACAACATTCCGCTGGAGCACGCCGGCTGGGCCTGGGCCTCCGGCCCGGTGTTCGTCGGCGCCGCCGGCGGGCTCACCCAGGCGCTGCCCGCGGGCGCGAAGTTTTCTCAGGTCGTGGGCTATGCCGTCTCAGCGACGCGCGTGCTCATCGACGTTCAACCACCCATCACCATTGCATAGGAGGCCGCCATGGCTGCCAAGAAACTGCTTCGCCTCGTCGGGGGCGTCATCACCGAAGTCCTGGGCATCCAGACCAGCGCTGGAGCGGCGAATGCCGGCGACATCCCCGCGCTGGATAACACGGGGCGCCTGCACACCAGCATGATGCCTGTCGGCATCGGCGCCGACACTGCACTGATCGAGGCCAGCGAGGCGCTAGCCGCGGGCGACTGGGTGAACATCTGGAGCGATGCGGGGGCGTTCAAGGTGCGCAAGGCCGATGCCACGGTTGCCGGCAAGGATGCGCACGGCTTTGTGCTCGCGGCCGTGGCCAGCGGCGCCAGCGCTACCGTGTACTTCGAGGGCACGAACACCCAGGTGACTGGCCAGACGCCGGGCACCGTGTTTCTGCAGACGACGGCAGGCGCCGGCGGCGCGACGGTGCCCAGTGCAGCCGGCAACGTGGTGCAGCAGATCGGTGTGGCGGTGTCGGCCACGGCCGTGAACTTCGAGCGCGGCGTGGCTGTGACGCTGGCCTGACGCCATGGCTGAGCGGCGTCCGCTGGTTGTCATTGACGGAGTGGTGCAGGAGCTGCCTGACGGCGACACCCTCCCAGGAGGGTGGGTCGTCAAGTCAGTGCAGCGTGGCAAGACCAGTACGTCATCTTCCGCAGCAGTGGCGATTGCGGAGGTAAATCCTGCAAAAACAATGCTGAACCTGCTCACATCGTATTCATACGCCGTGCCAAACCAGTCCAGCAACTCGCTTGCGCAGCTAGAACTGACCAATGGAACCACATTGACTGTTAGGGCGAACCGCTCATCCAACAGCACGACTGCGTTGGAAGTCAGCTGGGAAGTTGTCGAGTTCTATTGAACGGGATCACGCATGTATTTTTATGCCCAGCTCAATGACTCAGGGGTAGCCTGCTCTGTTACTCAGCACCATCTGCCTGTGCAGGGGGTGCGTCTGATACCTCTGCAGTCGTTTGATACGTCACTTCTCGGGAAACTTTATGACGAGGCCAGTGGCGAGTGGACTGCGCCACAGCAGTCCTCTCCCCTCAATGATCCACGTATGTGGTGGGTCGATGTAGGCCCGTTCTACGACCGCTTTGGGCCCGATGCCTTGGCTATTGCCGCTAGCGACCACGGTGCTTGTAAGGCCGTGCAGACGCTGACGGGCGTACGCAAGTACATTGACCTGCGCGATCCGAAGGTCTCCGACATGATCGACATGCTGATTGCCACCGGCCAGCCCGCGGCACAGCCTTGGGCGCCAGGCAGTGGGCCTATGATCGCTGAAAAGAAGGCTCTGATCCTAGAGAAGCCAACAACTGAATACGAGCGCCATATCAAGGGCCTCCAGCAGGAGGGCTAGCCGTGCTACTCGCCTCCTACAAGTCCACTCGCCCAGGGTTTCAAGGCATAGCCAACAGACTGATCCGTCTGCGGCTGCGAGGCATCCACAGCCACAGCGAGGTGGTGTTCGAACCTGGTGACGGGGTAGGGCACCTGATGCCCGATGGCACTTGCGATCCTGACGCCAACGGGGCGTTGTGGTGCGCCTCCAGCGTTGCGGCAGAGCGGTTGCCAGCCTTCTCACCGCGCCGTGCCGGCGAGTCCGGCGGCGTGCGACTCAAGCGCATCGTGCTGAACTCTGGCAACTGGGATGTGGTGCCCGTGAGCGGCGACGCTGTGGCCGCGGCACGCTGGTTCCACGCACACCAGGGTGCGCTGTACGACTGGCAGATGATCCTGGGATTTCTGGCATGGTTCATTCCGCACAAGCGTTCACGCTGGACCTGTGGTGAGGCCTCGGCTGCGGCGCTGGGATTTGATGACTCGGAGCGCTTTGACCCATGTGTGCTGTACGCGGCGCTCAAACGCGCTGCCCCCGTATAGGGTTCGACGGCTACGCTGCCGCCCGGAATCATCCGGGCTCATGAAAACCGAAACCATTGACGCCATCGCAACGGCCGGCAGTCGCACCACCGGCGGCGGAGCTGTCGTTGGGTTTCTTGGCTGGCTCGCATCTTCACAGGCAGTCGGCCTGCTGGGCCTTTGCATTGCGCTGCTCGGCGCGTATGTGAACTGGTACTACAAGCGAGAGGCCAATCGCCGTCATGCGGCCGAGCATGCGCTGCGCCAGCAAGAGCGGCAGATGCGCATGGACATGATGCGCGCAACGGGCCATCCCATCAGCGTGGCGGCAGACTCGGACCTGGGCCGGCTGGAGTACGACGAATGAGCACCGCAGCCCGCGGCATCCAACCCAAGGTGGTGTGGGTGGCCGCCCTGGGCGGATTCGTGACGCTGCTGTCGCCAGCCCTGATCGACCACCTACAGCAGTGGGAGAGCGGCAAGGGCCGTGTGCTCACCGTGTATGCCGACAAGCTGGCCGGCGGCCTGCCCACCGTGTGCAATGGCCTCACCCGCCATGTCACCGCCACGCCCATCCGCGTTGGCGACCGCTGGACCGATGATCAGTGCATCCAGGAGGAGTCTTCGGCAATTGAGCGCGTGCAGCGCGCGCTGCTGCCGTGCTTCAGGCGCCTGCCGCCACCCTCGGTACTGGACATGGCCAGCTCTCATGCGTGGAACTTGGGCGCCGCCAGCACCTGCACCAGCGGCGCCATGCTGGCCTGGAACCGCGGCGAGTGGGAGCGCGGCTGTCAGCGCATCAGCCGCGGAGATGACGGCCGCGTCGTCTGGAGCTTCACCAGCCACATTGACCCGAAGACCGGCCAGAAGGTCTACACGTTCGTGCAGGGCCTGGCCAACCGCCGGGGCGACGAGACGGCTAAGTGCATGGGAGACCTGCTGTGATCGCAGCCATCAAAGCCTACGCGCTGCAGGTAGCCTGCGCCGTGCTGCTAGGCCTGCTGCTGACGCAGACCTGGCGCCTGCACACCGAGCAGCGCGATCACGCCCGGCTCCGCGCGACGGTGGCCGAGAACGACCGCGCGCGCGTCACCGGCATGCTCAAGCACGAGGTCCAACTGGGCCTCAAGGAATTCGGCCATGCCAGCAAGACCCAGGAGAACTCCGATGCGTTCACGATTTCCGCGCCTGTGCGCGATGCCATTGCTCGCGCTGATGCTGCTCGCGCTGACCGGCTGCGCACAGACGCCGAGCGCCGAGCTGCTACCTACCGCGCGATGGCCGAGGCCGGCGCCGTTGCCTGCCGCGATCTTGCAGATCGACACCAAGCCCTCGACCGTCACGTTGTCGAAGGGGTCTCAGTGGTTGGAGGACTCCGAGCGGATCTTGAGCGGCGTGACGCCGAGGTAGCCCTGCTGCGACGGCAGATTGACACGGATCGGGCCATCTTCCTGGATTAGGCTTTCTCTGTCGCAAAATCCGTCCTCAAAGGAGAGGGGCTATGGATTTGACGACGTGGATTGCGGTGGTATCCCTGGTGCTGACCATTTATGGGCTGAGCGATACGGCGATTGTCCGCATTCGTCGCACTGCCTCTGTGGCATGGCGCTGGGCAGTTCGAGTCTTTCCTGTGATCGCCATCGTGAATTCGATTGCTGGACTCTGGCTGTTCTACGAAGCGGCTGAGCCTATTACTCGAGGACAAGTGCTGGGAGTCGCACTCCACACATGTGTCTTGGTGGGAACGCCGTTGGTTTGGGTGCTCGGTCGCATCGTGGACCGTGTGTTTCCAGACAAGGTTGGGCAGCCTTCAGCGAACGTCTCAACCGCGCCCTGATCGCTGCTGGGCTTCCGCCTGCGCGACAAGCTGGCAGGGTAGGGCGCCTGAATAGATTGCCCACTTCGGCGGGCTTTTTTACGCAGTGGCGTCGTAGGAGGAAAGCGGGGTTGATGTCCCGTCATGAGCCACGATCTCGCCCTGGGTGTCATGGCGGATCTCTATAGGGCGGCCCATGTACATGTCACGTCGAGGCGGGATCGCGCCTGGGAAAGCCACCTGGCCGTAGAGCTGGCAGGCCACCAGGTCGTCAACCTGCTCGGGGGTCAAGACCAGCTTCTGGTGGTAAGCGTTGTTGTGGGTTTTCCAGTGGGCCCTGATGGCGCTTCCTGCGATGCGGAAGATGGTCGCCATGGAGGGGCGGTAGGGAGGGAGATTCATGGCCCGATTGTCGCGCGCCAT